GGTCAGCAGATAAGAGAGGTTATTGTTTGTCGTACTTTTAGACACATATAAATCGGAAGGGGTGATTGTCCGTTCGGGAGCCGTATCGAAATGGATTCCTATTTGAGATAGCTTCTGTTTTTCTTTATCATATAAGTGTAAGGCGACTTCCTCTGGTATATAGGTCTCGATCTTGAGCCTGTCCAGTTCTATGAAGGTAAGGATTGGCTCAGTCGCTTTCACGTCTTGGAAAGGTTCGATATGGATATTTTGGATATACCCGTCGTAAGGGGTGCTCAGATGGGTATCGCTTAGGGCGTTGACGGCGGTCTCGTAATTGGATTTGGCAACAAGGAAATCCGCTTTCGCCTTCTCATAATTACTTCCGGAGATGTTATTCTTTTTGTAAAGGGCCTCGATCCGTTTATACTCTTGGTTGGTTTGCGAATAGAGCGCCTCTGTTTGCTGCTTGCGAATCAAGAAGTCACGGTTATCGATCGAGAGGATCGTGCTGCCTTTGGAGAACGCTTGTCCGGGCCGTAAGTCGAAATTCAAGACGGGGCCATTGATGCGGAAAGATAGGACCGTCTCATTGTAGGGCCTTGATAAAAAGGTGTATTCACGACTTCTGCCGATCTCTGTCTTTTTTATTGGAGAGATCACCTCGACAGGTAAGTTCGTGCCTTCGGACTTTGTGTTCTTTTGGCATGCCGATAAAAGGATGCCCAGAAGCAGGATGTATGAAATTCTTCTCATAAGATATACCTAGTTATTTGTTACCGGGCAAAAATAGAGGCAATGGATGAAGGAATAAGGCGGATTTTTACTGAACCGGAAGATACCGTCGCTCAACTGGAAAATAGACCGGCCCAACCTTAATTTATAACGAGGCGGACGATGGATGCCTTATACCGTGTATCACTATAGGCAATGCCCACTGCAACGCCTGTGCAGTGACAATTAGAACCGGTGATACGGTGAGTAAACTTCCGCGGTTCCGCTTTTTTATGTACTTTTGCCGGCAAAAAAGGAGAAAGTAATGACATTGCCTTCAGAAGAACATATATTCCAGTATCCGGGACAAGGGCGGATCGAGGTGATTTGCGGTTCCATGTTTTCCGGTAAGACGGAGGAGCTTATCCGCCGTTTGAAACGGGCTAAATTCGCCAAGCAGCGGGTGGAGATTTTCAAGCCTGCGATCGATACCCGTTATTCGCAGGATAACGTGGTCTCGCACGATAGTAATTCGATTCCTTCTACTCCGGTGGATTCTTCCTCCAGTATCCTATTGTTCACTTCCGAGATCGATGTGGTGGGGATAGACGAGGCCCAGTTTTTCGATGAGGGATTGGTAAACGTGTGCAATCAATTGGCCGCTAACGGTATCCGGGTGATCGTGGCTGGGTTGGACATGGACTATAAGGGAGTTCCTTTCGGTCCTATGCCGGAGCTATGCGCTATCGCCGATGAGGTGACGAAAGTGCATGCCATCTGCGTGAAATGCGGACGTTTGGCTTACGTATCCCATCGTATCGTGGGAAATGATAAACGGGTCTTCTTAGGGGAACAATCCGAATACGAGCCTTTATGCCGGGAATGCTATGCGAAGGCTGAAGGTTTGAAGAATTGATTATTTATCCCTACATTTGTGAAATTAATAGTTTTGCGTTATATAAAGTATGAAAGAAAACGAGATGGTGTTCGGCATTCGTGCCGTGATTGAGGCTATACAGGCTGATAAAGAGGTAGATAAGATTGGTTGGTAGGTGATTGTGCTTATTTTTTTAACGATGGTTTAATTGTTGCTTATTGGGCTAAATTATGCGTTTTTGTCGCAATGTTTGACAATTGTTTGACAAAAAAATCAGTATGGCAACAACGATTAATGCGGTAGTTAGACCCAATCAGAAGAAGAGTGACGGCACTTTTAATGTTAAGCTTAGGATTATCCATCAGCGGAAAAGTGCGTATTTAACGACATCTCATTATGTAAAGAAGAATGAATTAGACAAGGAGTTCCGGATCAAGCAAAATAGCCCAGCTTACATCCCAGTAGCGAAAGACTTAGAGAAGATCCGGAATATCATAGGAGAGATCTCTTTTGATTTGGATCAATATTCTATTAATGAATTAGTAGAAATCATCAATAAGAAAATAAACGCTTCTTGTAATAAGCCTATATTAATCAAGGATTTTTCTGATGATATGGAAAAATCTATTGTGGTATATGGGACTAAAAAATACCATCATTACACTATTGCCAAAGCTTTGAGGTTTTTTGGTGAGGAATCTACCTTTAAAGGTATCACACCCTCCAAAATTTTGGAGTACGAAAGATATTTGAGAAGTATAGGAAATAAAGAAAGCACTATCAATTATATAATGAAAAGACTCTCGTATATTTTTAAATGTGCGAGAGAGAAATATAACGATGAGGATAATGGTATCTTTCTAATTCCGAACCCATTCTCTAAATACCATTTTCCTAAAATACTCGCTCCAAAGAAAAGATCTTGGGATGCTGCTGAATTTAAGAAATACATTGATAGAGATATTTCGATTCTCTCAACAAGAAGAGTGATTGCATATGATATCGTTATTATTTCATTTTTACTATGCGGTGCTAATTGCGCTGATATTTATGAAATGCCGTACCCTGTAAATGGTTATATCCATTACTTCAGAAAGAAAACACGTAATAGAAGAGACGATGGTGCCGAAATGATCATAAAAGCACAGCCGGAACTATTGAGCTATATTTCAAAGTATGAGGATCCATACAAGAAGAGAGCTTTTAACTTTTACTTGTCTTACGATGACTGTGACCGTTTTTCTGATTGGATTTGTGGTATGATTAAGCATATTCGTAGAATTCTGTCTATCCCGGATTTGACTACATATGTGGCCCGTCATACGTGGGCAACAATCGCATATAACGATTTGCGTATTAGTAAAGATGATATCGCTTTTTGTTTGATACATGCGTCAAATCATAAGATAACAGAGTTTTATATTAAACCTGATTACATGAAAGTCGATGAAATCAATAGAAAAGTGATCGATTGGGTTTATTATGGTAAAAAGAGTGATTTTTTTTAAGGGTAGAACTTTAAGAATAGGCTAATTTAAATAAATAATGATATTATGACTAAATTACCCTATCATTTTTTTAGTTTAAACTCTATAATGACTATATTTAGCATCTAAATATAAAATGATACGATTATAATGGGAAAAGAGAAATCATTGGAAAGGTGTTATAACTGTGGTTGTGACTTTACATCAGAAAATATATCAACAAGAGAACATATACCTATGAAGTGTTTATATAAAGGGATAACAAAAACAAGAAAACATATTACGGTTCCTGCATGTAGATATTGTAATGAGAATTATTCTCATATTGATCACAAAATGAGAAATCTTATAGCTGTTCTTGGGCTAGTAAAGCAAAAGCAAGAATTAAGGAGCCTTATTGAAGCTTCAGGCCGAAGCTATTTGCGTGATGAAGAATTTAGGTCATGGTTTTTAAAAAACAAAGATGATTCTTTGTCTATTAATTTTTCAACAGAAGATTTTAATATATTGCATATTAAAAATTTTAAAGGTCTCTTTTATTATGAATTTGGATATCCAATTTCTGATAAATTTCAATGTTTTTGTTTGTCGGATAATGGTATTATCGATGAGCAAAAATCAAATGTTAATAAAATTATTAATGTTTCAAGACAAAGAAGTATAAGATATGAAAATTGGGAATATTCTGGTGATTTGAATGTATTTAAATATCGAATAAGCTTGAATTATGATTATTTATCACCAAAGACACTAATAGATGATGATATCATTTTCTGCGATATGATATATCATGATCTTGTATATGCAATTGTTGTAGCGTGTAATAATCAAGTGTCACAGCGATTGAGATCTGTTGGCTCCGTGCTTTGATGTTTTAGATTAATTAAATCTTATAAAATGAATTATATATTTGATACAAATATTTTACGCAATATCGCTCATGATGATGATTATGATAGATTTAATAGAGGAAAACATGGAAATATACTTTTTCCTATAGTAGTTGCTCTAGAATTAGTATGTCATTGTAAGTTGAATGATAAAGCATTTAAGGATTGTAAAAAATCTCTAGGTATACTCGTCGAGAATATGGTTAAAGTTAATGCTGGTCAGTTTAATTTAGATAATTGTCTTCCTGATATGCCTACGATACTATTCTGTTATTTTAATGAACAAATGGAAATTAAAAAAATCAAAGAAATAGAGTCACTTGTATCATTGAGCTGTGATATTGTAAATGGTCAAGTTGAAAACAATGACAGAACTATAGATAGCTTTATTGGATATCGAAATTTAATAATTGATCAGTTTATAAATAATATTGATGAATTTTATCTACCGAGGCTTTTTGGAAGATGTAATGTTAAATGGAATGAAATTTTTAAAGATCGTATAAAAAGAAGGGATTTTGAAGATAAATTAAATAATGGTTTTTTTAATAAGTTGTTATCTAAAGCTTTAATATATGAATTTGGTCAAAAGTGTAATTCTTTTAATAATATGTGTTTAGTAAATAAGGTTTGTGATGATTTCTCAGTATCTATTGATTTTTTTGTGCAAAATATATTACGTCAATTTGTAGCAAGCTCTAAAGCTGCATTGAAATTATCAGATATTAATATCGACAGAAATGGACATAATCCAAAATGGAATAGCTATTTCGATATGCAATTGATTTTAGGAATTGAGTATTATAATTGTATTTTAAAAAAAGATACAATTTTTGTAACTGCTGAAAAGAAAATACATGATGCTTTTAAAAAAAATGGAAAAGAAGATTTAGTGATGTACTTAAATGATTATTTGGAAGGAAATGAATAAGAATATTTTGATGATATTCATAGCGTATCTTTTGTTTTTTAATTTTTGTAATATGTAAGGAAATTACAAAACAAAAGTATCTCCTTTGTTATTAAACAATAACATTTTCCCTCTTTTCAAATGATTTCCATATATTTGGAAAATTATTAAATCGAATGATTATGAAAACAGAAAAACAACATAAAGAGGCTACTTCTAGGGTATTGCAGCAATCGAAAGGTGGTGGAGGACATATTGTAGATAATAGATCTCAATCCACTAACCATTTTGAATTTATTAATGGACATTGTAGTCAATTGGCTATGAATAAAATTGATAAATCCTTGATATTCGAACGAATAAGCAACTATCGTTCGTCGCAAGTCTGTCAATTAACATATGGATGGTCAGAAGGGGGAGCTGATGGTGTGTTAATAGGAAGTGACGAGAGGTTTGTCATAAAATTTAATGGGTATGGTGCTGTAGCTCCAGAACTAGATCGAATAGCCACCGAACGATTTGGTCTGAAAACTGCAAATGCTCGAATTATTAATAAGAGAGATTTTTTATGGTCGGAAGTGAAACGAGCACTAGGTGATGTAAACAATAAAAATAAACAAGGAGAAGTAATTGATCCACAAACAGCTTTGTTGATGGACAAAGTTGGAGGACGGGATCTTTATGATTTTTCTGATAATGTTCATGATATTGAAAAACGAAAAACAGCATGTTTTGATTTGGGTAAAATTTTAGTAATGGATTTATTGACAAGAAACTATGACAGGTTTGATTTGTCTGGAATAAAAGATAGACTGGGATTTTCGGAAAGTGATGCTGAAGCTCATTCTTCGGCTCATTCGTCTAGCGATTCTTCATGGAATGCTTGGGATGGAAATGGTGAAAATATGTTGATTGATGAAAATGGGAATGTTATACCCATAGATTCTCAGTTTTCATTAACTAAAGACGAACCTACTTATGTTCAAAATGTGGCTATTCTTTTAACTGATCATATAAATCTGTTAGTTGAAAGTGGAATGAAAATATTAATAAATAGCGGATGGAAAAAAGATAAATACCAAGATGATTTTAAGAAAGGTATTGAGACTGGAATACAATGCTTAATGTTTTAAGTATTCTTAGAACCACTCTTCTTGAGAACCTAACAATATAAATTTCTATATTTTTGTGAGGAATGAAACGTCTGTAATTCAATGCGTGAGCATGTTGTCTAACATGAGGAATAAATAGTTCATCGTATAATAATCCCTACCTTTACGTCATCGGTTGAGTACCGGCAATATAGTTAAGGTTGAACGTCCACCATTCCATATATATGGTGGACGTTCTTTGTTATTATACCTGCCAAGGATTTAAGTAAGGGTCATATGACTTCTGGAAAGTGGCTACTCCCCAATCCGTAGCTGGTTGTCCGGTATTATCTACTTTTCTTGGAATCATAGGGTTTATCTTCAGTCTATTTGCATCCCTTAGCCAAGCCATAGAGGTCTCATAATCGTTTGACCTAGTAATGGATACATTATTGGGAGAAATGTTCTTGGTCAGCTCGTAAAGGGCTAATCTGACCATGTGCTTCTTGATATTCTTATGTCTGGGATCTTCCAGCACCAAATTCTTTCCTATCTCTGGGATGTCGCTATTCACGTTCAATGCTGGATAGAATACTTTCCCATCGTAGACCACGAACTCATGTGGCGATAACTCATATTCATTATAATTAGGATCATACGGCAATATCTCTCCCCAACATTGAGGTAACAAGTCTGGCGATATTGTCTCATCGTAATCAGCCAGCTTATACAGTTGATAGAACTTTCCATTACAGCTTACCGGATCGTATAGCAGGAATGGGGTAGGAGTCCACTCAGATGGCTCTGTTTTCTTCCAGCAGCTTGATAATGGTATCCGTATGTCATCGAACTCGTAACCATTCTCAAGCATGCACTCAAATACGATCCCATTGTAGCAGACTAAATCTCCCGGTCGATAGGCCATTAGTTGGGAATAAGGATCAGCGTTGATAAGTTCTTGGATCTCGATTGACTCTTCCCAATAAATTTTGTCGGTGGGAACCTTATAGCCACTGATAGAACGGATCACCTTGTAGATATTGTCCTCGTACTGGATATATGCGCCTACAGGATAGTTGATCCTTCTATCGTACTTCCTGATAGCCTTGCCTTTCATTAACTCGTTCTCTATCTCATAATTCTCCACTAGATTCTCCAATATAGACATCTCTGCGGATTCCTCAGCTTTGATGAATTTATGCTCGTTTCCCGGTTGAATCATTTGATCTAGGGCCTCCTTGGTGATTATCTCTAAATAATCATTATCCAATAAAAATCTGTTGTTTTCCATTTAATAACTGAATTGCGGTTTAATTGTTGATGTTGTTAATACGGTTCCGGATTGTCCTCCTCGTTGGTATTTTAGCCAGCTTTTTGATAGGAAAGTACAGAGGACATAGTCTGCGACATCTGTGCAATTATGAACCAATATACCATTCGCAAAAAATTCATGCAGATCTTCTACCGTAATGTCATAGACTTTATCTGTAATCCTTTCATTTGATTTCCTTACAAAGAGCATCTCTGCTTTCTCGCATGTTATAAATGTTTTTTGTGTTATCTTATCTATTTCTGTAAAGCCATCCTCTATTGTATAGAAAGGATGGTCTGGAGTGCAAGTAATATTTGTATCCCCTATGGAGTAATCCTTAACCATTACGTTCTTCCCTGTTACCCCTGAGAAAGTTACTTTCTTGTATCCTTCTCTTGTCAATACGTAATCGCCAACATTTACATTCTCTATAGGTATTTTTCCCTTCTTAGTGGTTATCATCGTTCCAGCGGCGAAACAGTGACCATATTTCTCATATCTGACCTTTGTCTTTGGATCAGTGACCTTCTGCTTGTTCTTTGTCCCATCCTCATTTCTGATCTGATAGACCAAATCCTCGGTCAATTTCCTGCATCTTAGGTCAATATAAATATTCCACCCATCCAGACCATCGAATAACTCATTGATCCAATCAACACGGTTCTTCTGAGGTGGTTGCTTAGCTAATATGTTCTGTTTTGGTCTTAATATGGTGTTATTCATGCAAGACTGGATAATGGTGAAATTGTTTACGCCATCCTCGGTTTGTGTGTTTCTGGCCAATCCAGCGGGGTCTCCCGTCAATACCACTCCTCCGATATGTTTTGATTCCAATAACTTATCCTTTACGTACTGGGCAAACTTAGGGGTATTGTTAAGTTTCTCCTCTGGCCTCCCAAGAAATTCCTCCAAAAAATACACGTTCTTATTCTCCCAATCGATTTGTACGGCCTCGCATGTCATGTGCGGAAATACGTTGAAGTCGAATCCTAGGATCAATGGTTTCATCGGATCATATACATTCTCTTTCAAGTTCTGGATCAAATGCTTGTCACCCGAGAAGCTTTTGTATAGCGCCATTTCATTGGCCTCAACGAAATCCCAGTTTCCATATAAAAGACGTTCCCTTGTAGCGTTATCCTTGATCTTATTCAGCGAAGATTCGTATATCTGTCGGAAACTCTCATCCGGATTATCGAATATAGAGAACCTAATAAATACCTCGCCATCCCTGCACTTCACAGGATTGCCATCATTGTCCTGTACGAACCTATCTCGCAACCAACATGCCGCCGGATTACAAGACAAGAACATCTTGGGTGTCTTGAATGTCTCCGATGTTTTCCAACGAATACGGGAAAACATCACGTCTGCTGCCCTTTCTGAAATCTCGGATGCCTCGTCAACGAAAACCAAGGTAGCCTCCATAGAACCAAAACGGGAAAAATCCAAGTCCGCTGGAAGATCGGCCATCTCCTTCATCATGATAACAGACTCGTTCCAGAAAGTTATCGTTCCCTCTATATTGTTTATGCAGAAATTCTCATCCTCTTTCAATCCCCATTCCTTCATTACTTTCTTAATGGTAACAAACGTTGATTCCTTCAGAGACTTGATAGTCTTACGTGCTACCACGGCTCGTATATTGGGGAACCTCATGCAACTGCTCACCAGCCATGCGCTACCAACATATGAGTTATGGGTGACAAGAAAATCATCGGTGATATATAATTGGTCATCGCTGTCAAGCGTTATGCACCTGCATTCCTTATGCTCGTCCAACTCGATCACGCTTCGTATATATCTCCTATGAGCTGGCGTGGTTGTCGGTTTTGTCATTTTATTTATCCTTGGATCGAATGAGAAGCGGACGAAATATTTTATAATTCTACCTTTCCCCTTACTCTTGACTACGGTAGCTATGGCTCCAATACTTCTAAGGATGTCCAGCAATTGATTGGCAAATTTCTCCGATCGGCTCATGAACTCATATTTGCCGGTACTCCTTATATTTACTTCCTTAAGCAATCCTCTCAAGAAATTTTTTCTGTCCTCAAGGCTGGAGGTAACTAGGTCTTGCGGGATCTCTGTGTGATTTGATCTCTTGAAGTTATTAGGGTCTGGCATGATATTTCGGATGTAATATCCCCAAGAGTAGGCGGTCATATAGTTATCAAACTTCCCGCCGAACTCTAGCTCGTTCACGGTAGGGATGAAAGCTAGGTTTCCATGTTTGAGTCTTTTTCTTATGGTAGCTGTATCCATAATCCTCTCATCATATCCACCCTTGATCCAAGTCTTGTCTCTCTTCTTGTAATATACTTTCCATAAATGATCGTCACAGCATTCTGTAGAACATCCATCATTGGTAATCACTTTGTTAACCTTTTTTATTCCTTGCTCATGGATAGCTATCACCTTGGCGGTCTTTCCATCTGGGGTTGACACCACTGTTCCTATCTTAACGTCACCCATTGTTATCCATCCTTCCGGCGTAAGTATCTTGGCTGAATAGGGTTGTGCCTTACCTCCTCCAGCCGCTCCTCCTCCGAGAATCATCTGGGGTATGTTCCTATTACCACATGATGAGCATTCAGGAACATACTGTTTATTCCCATGATCGTCTGTTCCTATATATACGTTCTTTATCTCTCCACCGCATATATGACATTCTGGCTGTAACGCTTTCCATAGCTCGAATTGTTTTGGCGAAGGGGAGAAATTGATTTTTAAGTCCTTGGGAGGGACTAAAGTTTTGTATCCCATTTGTATCGTGTTTTGGTTTTTATTAAGAATAGTCTATTAACGACAAAGGGGCTTAACGCCCCTTTAACTCTATACTATCATCCCTTCGTATTTCTCGATTTGAGTTTGAATATCACGATCGATCACGGATAACTTGTCTCTCTCGATCTGGAGTTTGGTAATTTGTTGTTGGTTTTTCTCCGAGACAACTGAAAGACGCTTTCGGATCTTTTCTAGTTTGGTTATCAACTTGATGAATACGTTGTTTACCGAATTAAGGTCGGAGGTCAGAGTTGTTGAGTTTACCCTCCAAAACAATACTTTTTCTAACATACTTCTTTATTTTTTACTGATTTCTATAAATTCTGAATAATTGATTTTTACATATGGGTTATCTGAGATGATTACTTGATTGATCCCTTTAATCCCCCACCTAAACCAAAGAAACTTGTGTTTTGGCTCTATGTATACAAACTGCTTCAGCCATACATTCAGTGACATATATCCTTTCAACGTGTTATTTTCGATTGTAGCATCTATGCTTACGTATTTATTGGATAACTTGATCGATGGAACCTTGATAAGCGAATCTCTGTAAATGATGCTATCTCTTACGGGCACATCGATAGGTACATCTATCGACACTTGATGTTGGAGGGAAGCCTTCAGCCTTTTTATGTTTATTCCTAGATCTCTTATGATTTTCGTGTCTTCCTCCCTGTACTTCTTGTATTCCTCTATGGTCAACTGTAATCTTGAGGTCTCTGTTGCGCTTCTTGTTGAGTCTAGTTTGTATTGGCGTATATCAGCCAAGAGAGTCTCGGTGTTTTGCTGGTATTTATCCCTAGACTCAATTAATTTACCTCGATCAGTAAAAAGCCAAATATTTAGTATGGTACTGATAAATATTCCTAGCGCTAAAAGTCTATTCATGATCTTTGGTTAAGACTAACATCCAGTCATTGCTTAACATGTCGGTCTGTGACGCTAACCAACCGTTGCATATAGAACCATCTGCGCATTTCATGCAAATATAGGCTCCAAACTTTACTGATTCCGTATTTGGGTTTTCAAGAACCTTATCCTTGAATGCATCTGGTAATGACTTGCCCTTTACGATTGTTTCCAGTGGAAGAGTATCCTCTGGTCTAATAAATAGGTACATGCCTTTGCCATTCCATCCTTTTCTTGTAACCAAGCATCCCTTCTTCAGATACTCTATCGCATCCCCGAAAGTCATTTGCCCCATGATACCCCTATATCTCTTTTTAAACTCATACTCACAGATCCATTCCATTACCCCATCATCATCGGTTATTTTGTATCCGTTAATATTCTCAAGATCCTCACATCCTTCATATCCTTGGGATATTTGGTATTCATACGCTGTCATTGGAACAGCTTTTACAATTTGTGTTGTTATATACATATTCTATTGATTATTTGGTTTAACGTACTGAATATCGATGAACCACTCTTGCTCGAACTCTTCCCCTAAGCCGACAACTCTCACGATATAACCCCTAGACTTGCGTGCCGGGCTGTTTAATACTTGGGTTATAATCCCCAATCTTCCAGACAGGAAATTCAAATCCTTATCCGGGATCTCATCGATGATTACCACATCATTTACTTTTAAATCCATTCCTTGTTATTTTTGTTTTATTGAAAAATTGTTTGTACTCTTTTATCCTTCTATTTCTGATTGAGGGAACTATCTTACCATTGACCTTGCAAAAGCTGACATAGTTCTCATAGATCGATCTGTTACCGGATCTTATCTTTTTGATCATTTCCGATCTTCTGACATTCCCTTCTCCCACGTTATAAGCCAGTATCCCTAGAAGCAAGGAGTCCTTTCCGAATTCCTTGAATACCGAGCATTTTTGTTTGAGATCTTTTATCACAAGTTCCCTTGCGAAAGAGTGGGAAATATTATGATTGAATCTATCCTCCTTGGTTAGTTTGTGGCCATATCCCACAAAAGGGTGATGATCCTTACCATGCCATCCCTCATGATTGATGATGAACTCTACGGCATGGTTGAATAGATCATTCTCAGTATAATAATGTATATGATTGTATTCGCTTTTTGAACTTGATATGGATAATGATAATAATAATACAGCGAATAAAAAACGGTGTATTATGCTATTAAGTATTAATATTATTGATAATATATAAATAGGGTGAGCGTGGATTTTGCTCTCATTAGAATAATGCAAAAGTATAAAATAAAAAAAGAACTACCAAATATTGATAGCTCTTTTTATGAATTAATTTTCCCTTAATATGGATTTAATATCTGATCTTATTTCTTTGATATCGTCTCGTATCGCTGTTACTTGGATCATGGTCGCCTCGAAGACTGATTTATCCAGTTTAATGGCATCTATCTTTTTATATTGATCATCCACTTTTATCTCCAATGTCTTATACCTATGATCTAATTCTTGAAGCTTATTCATGTTCTCAATATGCTGGATATATAGCGTTATAAGAAAACATATGATAGTTATAACCAGACGAAGGTTATTCATGATTAAATTTTTCATGTAGACATAATAATTGTAGGAGTTGTTGATATAATGATTTGCATGGCTTCTGAAAAAGCTTTTACTAGGGGGATCGCTATCTCTGAGTTCCATATGCCATAGATTATTAAAAGTACGACTATTAATATATATAGACCTCGTTCGGTTTGCTTAGGGGTTGGTTTATACATTCTTGTTTGGTACTATTACGTTAAAGGTTACGTTATTCTCTCCATTAATTGTCACGCCAGTCTCGCCTCCAGCCTTGAATCCATATATATCCGCTATAGCTTTAGCTGCGTTAACTGACACCGCCCGTAATGGAGCAGGGGATAGGGATACGCCCCATTTGTCTTTATATTTCGCTTCCCTAGTCTCATCCATGATAGCGAACAATGTCTCAAGCACCCTTACTTTTGCGTAGGACTCATTCTCCATCTTGTTTGTCATGATATCCTTGATTCTGGACGTTACGGTTGGGGAGGTCAACAATTTATTGGATTCGATCATCAACTTGTTATTCTCTTTGTCTCCAAATACTTGCTTGTATGTCTCTACTTGGTTTCCTGCGAATCTTTTCCCTCCGTTACAGAATAGTTGACAGAACAACTCCTCTTTCTCTGTTAACATGGCTTGCGGGGGCATAGGAGCGAACTCGGATTTTATTTGTTGTTGCAATACTTTATTGCCTTGAATGGTAGGTATTCGTATCGTTTCTCTATTATTGCTCATTCTTTTAAGTTTTGGTTTTATTAATATAAAAAGGGAGATAGCTGCTATGTTACCTCCCTTTAAAAAGAATAGAAATATATACTATTTATTGTTTTTGTTCTTCTGGCTCTCTATAAGCAATTGCTCGCATAAAGCCTTGAAAAACACGTTTGATAGAGCCGCACAAGCGTTCTCAGCGTCCTCCAGAGAATTGATCTTGTCCAGATTGAACCTCGTATTGAGGTCGTACCCTGATATCTCCACCAGCATCTCTTCATTATCACCCGATACCCCATAGCACATCTTGTCCGAATGCGCTTTAAATGTCACTTGTTCTTCTATCATATCTTAAAATGTACCCTTGTTTTTTCCGCTTGCTTAATCAATCCTGAATCATCTCCCACTGACCCACATCTCATCCTGTTAGAGAATATAGTAAACAATCCATTGGTAGCCTCGACATCAGCCATGGAGGAATGAGCGTCAACCAATTCGATCCCCATTATCTCTGTCAAGCTTCCCAGTTTATAGGTCGTAACCTCCGGATCATCGGCAAATGCCATCCTGCTAAGAGTCATGGTGTCTATCATCTGAGGGTGGAAGTTACCAAAAATATCCTCAGTACCATTGAATACGTCAGATAACTCTTTCATCTTTCCGGTATAGATAAAAAAATGAAAGAGGAAATTCAAGTCAAACGGTATATTATGACCTACTAGGATAGGCTTGTAAACCTTTGATGTTCCTAACGTGCATTTCTTGATAAAACTAATGAAGCTATCAGCTACCTCATTTATATCCTTCCCATTCTTATTTAAAAAATCGACTGACAACCCGGTTACTTTCAATGCTTGTGGGTTATACTCGAAATAGGCGCTTTCCTCTTTCTCGATCTCTCTTTTCTTTCTAAGAGTTTTGTTGGTATTGATATGGAAGTCTCCTTTAGGGTATGGTTTTATATACTCATCGAACACGCCGATTATCTCATAGGTATCCAATCTCACCATCTGGCAGGAGAGTTGGGTAATGGCGCATTTACTTGCGTCTAACCCGCCTGTTTCCGTATCTAGTACACATGCGGTGTATATCTGCTGTTTGTTCTTCGCTGTTGCCATCTATCTCGTAATATTTTTGGTTGTTTTTGTTTGACATTATCTTGATGATATTCTCCTCGAAATCACCAAGGGTTCCATTATTATCTATAATCACATCGTAATATTCCGGTGGAAGAGTATATCTTTTCTTGTCCCTATGCAGACGCTCTATGCTAACGCCACTTAGCTTTCTGTTCTCCAGACTTCTTTCCACATAGATAGCGATAATGGTGTACAAATGTGAGAAGTGAAGGGTTATATATTCTAACCCGACTTCATCTATCACATAAGAACAGATCGGTTTATCTTTGATATCGCTGTGAAGGGCGCAATACTCATGATCTCCATATTTGGTGTACGCCAATATATTATCCGCTTTTTTTTCTTTCTCTAGAACTTGTTTTGATACGAATTTGTGGTCTATGCCGTCTACTTCGTTTCGTCTCTTGGGTCTCGTTGTCATTGATACTACCATGGGTATTCCGAAACCCTCATATAAAAATTTACTCATATGTGTCTTGCCGCTTCCGGACGCTCCGACAATACAGATGACAATTGGTTTCATTCGTTAAGCACTGAAAAGCTTACTGTATCACCCGATATCTTGTTTTTCAACGTAATCATTACCGTGTAATCTTGATAGATATGCTGGAGGCTTGCGTTCACGATTTTTGCAGCGTCCTCACTTTGGTTAAAGGCTCTTCTTACTCGGTCTTTAGCTACAACGTCCTCTTCTTCACGACTTAAGGTTAATCTGTACGTTGACTGAGAATCAACGCTGTACTTGTAGGGGTTATTATATAAATCATACCCCCTCATGCTTAACACGACCAATAGATCATCCTCGGACAATCTCATTCTTCTCTTGTTTTTCGACATACTTTAAATAATTTCTAAAATTGAACCTTTGTAATCTTGTAATCCGTTTTGATTGGAGAAATTACTCCATTTTACCATACAACTCATAAGAAGGATGTGGTCCTTTGCGTTTATAAGTTGTGACTTCATTGTCTCATAGTTTTCTGGCCATACTATCAGCTCTATTGTCTCCGTGTTCTGTTGGAGCGTCAGTACACCGAAGTTCTTTTTCTTCTTTTCTTTATCCTCGAAACTCTTTTCCTTGAATTCTACTACCGTTGCGCAAATAGCCGCTTTCTTACCGTCCATATCGGGCTGGAAGCAACGTCCGATATCCTTATAACTCGGTCCCCTTAGCTTTGTCTTGAACTCAGAGTTATCGAATACCCTTCTATAGTCAACACTACCTATACCACTGATAGAGATTTGTAACATTGACCAGAAATAATGTTGCGATATCTTTTCTGGTGGAAAATCTGTCTCCGAGACCTCGAATCCTAGTATACCAGCCGCTTTCTCCAAGGCAGCGTATCGTTCCAGCACCGATAAAATCCCCTCTACCTTGTCAAAGCAACCCGCTAGGATCAAGTTCTTGATTTGTCGTGAGTTTACCGGGCACCTCTCTTCTCCGGGTAGCTTCAATAGTTTTTTCCGGAAAATACGTTTGCAGAAATCCTCGATGGAAGAGTACGGACCGTTCTTCTCTCTCTCATTGACTATCAAGTTTACGCTTTCTGTCCCGACAAACTTGATCCTTGATAATGACCAATAGATCTCGTTTTTCTTGTAATCGGTCTCAAATTCCACCCCGGAAACGTTGATATCTGGATGAACGATCTTACAGGATGAAGCTTGCTCCATCTCGGCCATCAATGAGGAAATGTTCTCATCTTTGGCGTATTCCAGAGCTACAGTATAAAATGCTGTTGGGTAATTGGCTTTATACCATGCTCCTAGATAGGCTGTAAGAGCGTATGCTGTAGAATGCGATTTATTGAATAGATAGCTTCCTCCAGATTCTATCATGTGCCATAAAGCCTCAAGATCCTCTTTGGGGCAACCCTTATTTTTTGCTCCTTCGATAAACTTACCTTTCATGGCTAAAATCTTATCTACTTTTTTCTTGCTAATAAATTTGACAAGATGTACACCTTCTGCTAATGAAAAACCTCCAATATCTTGAGCTATTTGACACAATTGCTCTTGATATACAAGTAAAGAGAATGTTTCTTTCATAATTTCGTAAGTTCCCCATAAATAAGCAGGTTCCTTTTCTCTGTTTTTATAGGCTACATAATTCTCGGTTGACTTTGATTCGATGGTTGCTGGACGGAACAAAGCATTAGCTGCTATAAGATCATGAATACAGGTTGGCTTCATCTCCATCACGAACTTGGTCATTCCAGCCGATCCGAACTGGAAGATGTTCTGCGTAAAACCATTGGTGAATAACTTGTAAGCTTTCTCATCCTCCAGCTTGTTTGTGATAATATCCAGAAATCTCGTAGGATCACCATATTCCTTAACAACCAAATCTCGTGTCTTCTGAAGCTTGGTTAACTCCTTGATACCAAGACAGTCATTTTTAAGAAGCCCGATATCATCAATCGAATACCCATCGATCTCGGATACCAGTATGTCATCGATCTTCTTGATCGGGAGATAATCGAAGCATTCCATCTTCTTGCCATCCTTTGTCTCTGGCGTGATGATGATAGCTGAGGCGTGAATGGAAGAGGAGCGAGGTTGTCCCATCAATGTCCTGATATCCTCTATGACTTGCGGATAATTCATGATAAATTCCTTGACCCTCTTGTTCGTATAGGCTAGCTGGAACAACCCGGTGTAGTCCATGGAATCATCATCAATGATCTTGTTGATGTAATTCACCTCGTACACGGGTACGTTATGAATCCTCGCGACATCTTTCAACACGGCTTTCAATTTCATTGTCGTGAAGGTTCCAGCGCTGAATACACGCTGGAGACCGTTCTTATTATATCTGCGTTCAAGGTATTCCTTCACTTCCTGCCTACGGTCGGACTGGTAATCGATGTCCACCGTCAGACATCGGGGAGTGAACCTGACTCCCCTTGCCGATAACCTCTGCCAATGTTACAATCGATAACTGATCTTGCCGTGGATATTTTCTTAATTACTATATTATTAATTCTCATTTTAGCTGTAATTTATTATGGTAAAACCTCTTCTAGATTAAACTTCCAAAATACTGATCTGACCTTGTGTGCAGGAGATACATATGACGTATTGTTTGTTAGGTTATAGATAGTTATCTGGCTGGTTTTTTTCGATCACTCCCATTTCTAACTCAAATCGAACTTTTGTTCCAACTTTTAGATTTCTATAAAACTTGGAAGAGGAACTGCATTTAATGTCTTTAATTCTATAAACCCCACTTGTTAATTTAATTGGTTTCATTCTTTTCTGTTTTTGTTTGTTGTTCGTTTCTTTTTGTTCTCATGAATTTGACGATCTTCCTGTCACATCTGATCTGATCTTGACTGAACATGGAGATAAGGTGCATATTCTCAAGAGATCGACATCTGGATAAGGCCACATAAATCTGTCCGTCAGCGAATGATCTTCCAGCGTCAACGATCACCTTGTCAAATGTCAATCCTTGTGACTTGTGGATCGTGATACCCCAAGCTAACCGTAATGGGATCTGGGTACATTTGCCTATGGACTCACGCTTGATCTTGCCTGAATCTGCGTCATGGGTAAATTTGTTATTGTCCCACGTGTGTGATTTAACCTCTATGCTGTGTCCATCCTCCAGTTTTACCACTATATCAAACTCCTTGGTGTCTGGGTTGGGTTTTAGATATTCTATCGTACCGATCGTTCCATTACAATACCTTCCTTCCGGATCATTGACAAGAAACATCACTTGAGCGCCTTCCTTCAATCTTAGGATCATATCACAAGGGATGGAATTTTTTCCAAACTCTCCTTCTACGTTGCAGTTAAAGACATATTCCTTGGTTTTCAATTTTTCCAGTTCCTTTGAGTTGATCTTGTCTGCCTTTGAGTTATGCGAGCAAACCGTAATCATGTTCTCTTCCGACTTGAATCGTGGTTGGCATTTCTTCTTGAGGATATCGTAATTATCCTTGGAGATAACTCCAGACCTTACCTCGTTCAAAATATTAATGAATACGGGATCTTTTTGCCGGTAGATTTTATCCAGTTCAATCATCTTGAATCCACTAAGCTTTAACGCCCAAGAATCAAAGAAATAGTATGATTGATATAGGTCTTTCAGTATCTCTTCTTCCTCTTTGTTAATAATTGGGCTTAACTGGTAAAGATCACCGAACATGACCACTTGCACGCCTCCGAACATCTTATTGTTGCAATGACGATGGACACATAAGATATCATTGATAGCGTCCAACAAATCTGCCCTAACCATACTGATCTCATCAATAATCAAGGTATCCATATTTTTCAATACGTCGATCTTGTCTGGTCGTAATGCGTAGCTATCCAACCCCGGATAAACGTTCTTTCCTACGATATTGGGCCTAAACGGGCCAAACGGGACACCGAACTGTGAATGTATGGTCGTTCCTCCCGCATTGATTGCGGCTATACCGGTAGGAGCTACCACCGTGATATTCTTGTCACAATTCTCTTGTAAATAATGAAGCAACGTGGTTTTTCCTGTTCCTGCCTTGCCCGTGATAAATACATTCTCATTCGTGTTGCATACCAAGTCGTATGCCTCTTTCATTTTCTGGTTATCGTCTAAATTTATATTCATAACTCGTTAATAGTCCATATTAAATCCCTGTTGTCAAATATTATATCATCGTTCGTCATTAGCTCATCGGCGTAGACCTCTATCTCTTCATCTCCTCGCTTGACCAAGAATTTTGCGTCTCGATCAAACGAGTAAGTTTTTCCATTCATTGATATCTCTACGTATTCTTTCGACTCTATCTTGCCTTGTATAACGGTCGTGTTGGCCTCGTATAAACCTGAGCGGTCTGGAAGCAAGAATCTCTCAAAGATCAAGTTATACTTCAATGGGTCAAGCTTGGTGATACCCATTAAATAGAGCAGGAGACACCCGCCTCCGGAACCACGGGAGATACCTGTCATGATCCCTTGTTCGTTGGCCCAGTTCACCGTATCATATTGTACGAGAAAATAATCGATATTATCGGTTGATTCAATGACATATTTCTCATATTCAACCCTTTTGCGATATTCCTCTTCCTTCCCTTTAGGAACGAGCTTTTTAAAACCTTCCTCTATGATCTGGTTGAACATGTTGTGCCTGTCTCCATATTTCTCTCGTTCCTCTGGGGTCATGTCATATTGAGGCATAAAGTTTCTGGTGGTCTCGTAAGCCGCTTTCGCTCCTTCGGCTATTTTGATCGTATTGTTACACATCTCAGTGAATATTTTCCATTTATCCCATTCATCACTGAATAGTTGGTCTATCACCTTATAGTGCTCATCCAGATCCTTGAAGTATTGCTCGTCACTTTGCATATGAGCGGCACCATCCGAGATCTTGTTCAATATGATCTTGTTCTTTGCGTCATCCTTGTCCAGATAGTAGTTGTCGCAAATAAGGACAGGAGGAACAAATGTCTCTTTATCATAGAAGAACTTTAACGCCTCCAGATATGCCTTATCGAACCTATCAGCCTTGAACTCGGTAAGGTCAACTTGATAATAGACCTTAGAGACCTTGTTTAAGGCTTTTACCAACTCGATATTGTCGAACATCCAGTACACGGCCAATGTCCCCAATACGATCACGTTCCCCTTACAATATCTTTGTAGGTTGGAGAAAGAAAGGGTCTTGTTCTCGCTATCCACGTTGATCTCTTTCTGGATACGTAGGAGGTTGGACAACCCCTCGTTTGTTTGGCAATATACCTTTATCGGAACAATGTCTTCCTTGTATTGCATATCTAACGTATATCCAATTACGAAGCCAAGACCTTCCTTTTGGCATTCCTTCTGGAGTACCAACGTTCCAGCCATCGTATTCTTATCGCAGATACCGATAGCGTTTTGCCCCAGATACTTGGCTTTCCTAATCCAGTCTGAAATCTGGAAAGAACCATTCAATAGCTCGAATGGCGTGTGGATACCTAGATTGACAAATCCTGTGCTATGTATGGTCGGGAGCCTCTTACCTATGTATTTCAGTATATTCAACCTGAACTCTCCCCTCATGTCAAAATAGTACCAGTTATCCCCGAACTGGAAGCATGTATAGAATACCTCTTGCTCTATCAATTCGGTCTTGGTTGACATTATATTAAATATGGTCTCTCCATTATTGTCTTTTCTGAAAATGGATTCAACCTCAGTTAAATCATTAATAAATAGCTTGCCAAAGCCTTCTATCTCAAAGACCTCATTGTCTATTTCATGGTAAGATATTTGGTTAGCCGCAAGCCATTCTTGAAGGCTTTCGGTCATATTTTGTATTTGTGGAAAAAGGTCCAGATCTCACATGTCAACTCATATATCCCTACCGTGAATGCTGTGATTGCGGCAATGTGTGGAAAAGCGATAACCGCCATCCAAAATAAGGGGTTCCGCCATCTAGGAAAGAATACTTTCCAATATTTCATGTTCCTTCCTCCCCAATACGGATCTTGATCCGCATAGATTTTCTTTTTTCTCGACATTTTCTTAGATTTTATTTAATGAATACTCAATAGGAGTCTTTATCCTGTAAGCGAACGTATCGTAAATCTGGTCACGATCCATCTCATCGAAATCAAGTGATCCTTCGATGTCCGCAATATAGGTGTCAAAATATGGCTTTAATTGCTGGGCTGTGTTCTTGTTTGCCTCTACAGCGTCACCATCATAAGCAAGAACAACGGTTCTCACCCTTTTTGTTTGCAACTTGTAGATTTGTACGTTGGAGATTTTCTTGCCAAAAGTAGCCACTACAGCTATCCGTTGACAGTCGTATAACTCCAGTTTTCTGGTCAATGCGATCACGTCAAAGATGCCTTCGACAATAATCACCGTGTCCGTTTCTCCCTCGATTACAGCGTCAAAGTTATAAAGGAGCTTCACGAAATCATTCTCTGTGGAATTACGATATCTCATGATCTGATATCCATCGTTCCTCTTGGCCTTTCGATTGTGTTCATCAATCTCTTGTTTAGGCCATATATGTCTCGCTACCCACCCAACGATATCCCCTGCGTCTATGATGAGGAAAATAACATAATTGTCAAGCTTAAAATTGCAGCCTCTCGTGGTTCCTACTGGAAAGTACTCATAATCATCAGCGTTGAATCCACGATTCCTTAAGTAGTTATTCTTATAACTCCTTTTAAACCCTTTCGGAGGATCAATGATATCGACACTATCATCGACAATATCTCCATTCTCATTCGTTATAAAAGAAAGATTATCCAGTTCAGCACTAATCGAGTTGGTAGCCTCGAAAACTAAGTCTGTTCTACCTATATATTCCAGTAATGGAGTTAACTTCCTGTTGGATTTTCCGCAAGAAAAGCAATGAGAGGCGAACAGTGTTTTCTTTGCGGTTGGTTTCCCTATATAGATAGCAAACTTGTGCTTTTTATGACAATATGGACAGTATTCTGCTATCAGATTCTTTTCGGCTCCGTCCAAATGACCATTCAGTTCAATTTTGAGTTCTTGGATTAAAAACTCTACCTCATTATGAGTATAATTCATTGACTTTGCAAAGATAATAAGAAGATTTAATAAAACAATAAAAGCCCATAGAAAAATCTATGAGCTTTGCTATTTTTTACGCTACCTTACTTATGTTTAATGTTCTTTGTTTGTCGTAAAATACCTCGTCCTCATATCTTGTGGCAACCTTGATCGTTTTTCCTTTTTTAAAGAATCTTGATTTGGCGATATGAAGGCGAATAATGTTCTCTTTTCTTTCATTGTCTGATTGGTTTAATGATATTAAATGGGTCATTGGTCTGGCTAACCCCTTTGCTTCGGAACAGTTATATTCCGTCAACACGTTTTTCTCGTCATTCAACCAATCCCTGTTCTCAACGGTCGCTTGATAAGTCACGACAATCCATACATCCTCGTCACCGGCTATATCCTTTAAATCGTTAGCTACGGCTATTCGTTTGTGTCTCTCGTGATCACTATCCCATTGTTTACCGGATGCATCACTTAACAAATCCATGCTATCTATTATTATCACGTCTGGGGATTTGCCGTATATCTTCTTGTACTCGTCAATCCCGGATTTTATATCGATGGTCGATACCTTGCTATTGAAGCGTGGGAAAGACTTGACATCGATGTTTCCGGCGTACTCGTTAATCTGGGCCATGTATCGATCTATCTCGTTATCTGTCAATTTCCCCTTCTCGTACAGGTATGAACTTTTCTCTATCAACGCTCCACTATATGCGTCAACCACTTCTTTCTGAGATCCCTCAAGCTGGAAGTGCAATACGTCTAGCCCGTCATCAATAGCAGCGTGAAGACCTATATGACGTGCTATATGAGATTTACCAACACCGGTGGGAGCGAGGAAACAGGTCAATTGCGTGCGCAAATTCCTCCCTCCGTTCATCTCGTCCAGATCATCGATATAAAAACGAGATACTATAGGCTTGTTCTGTCTTTTTGTCTCTTCTACCTCTTTCACGTTATCATCATATCTTTCCTTGAACGTACCCAAGACATCGATAAAGCTGGAAGCGTGCAATGAGAATGAGTTCAGCCATTCAGCGTATTTCTTGATCTCATCTTGCGCTTTCTCCGCTTGTCCCTTATTGTAATATTGAGGAATCTTTTGGTAGACTTGTTTTAACCTAACATCCTTGATGTACTCCTCCAATGTATCGATGATTATATCGTCTGTCTCGTTATAACTGACCTCGTTGATGGTTTGCACTAATTCCACTGAATCCAAGTCATCCCTTACCTTTTCCATCAATATACCGACAGAAGGTGGGCATTTGTTCGCCTTGAAGTAGACTCCCATTATTTTGTTGATGGCTTGAAACTGCTTGTCCGGAAGATATTCCGGTCTCATATTCTCAACGATGATACCGCATATATTACTACGTTTTAGAGCTGCGTTATATAAGATGTATAGGAATTCCTCGCTAAGTTGTTTTATTTCTTCTTTTGCCATTTCTCTAATCTGATTCTATATAATTCCGGATAAACATTATTGGTGTATTGCTTGCACTTGTCCGATTGATCGCATTTTTGACAGGAGGGAGAGAAAGGGGACCATAACAACGTGCTTTTGAAACATAGCGCAATATAGGCCCCTATTCGTTGCGCTCTGGCTTTCGTTGTTTCCTCAGCTTCCATGTAAACGTATTTTGTCAATGGGTGATTAGACGTATCCATGATAAGACTCTCCAGATATGATCTGGATAATCCATGATCCTTTAGCCATCCATCCTCATAATACCTTTTGCCATTCTTGAAATCTATATAACGTTGGATAGCCTTTGGACCGAATGAGAAGCTGGGTCTCCATTGTCTTTTTAGATCCCTCCAATAATGAGCGATACATACGCAATAATCTACCACACGGCTGTCGCTTACCTCACCGAATCTATCATTGAGTTGTTTCGTGAATGCCTCCATCTCACGGTTTACCTTTCCTCCTCCGGGAAAGGAGAACTGGGGATGGAGACATTTTCTTTCTATCTCAACGTAGACCTTGATGAACTTCTTAATCAATTCTTCGTTTTCCATCTCTGGTCAATAAGGCTTGTAATTGCATTCTGGCAAGGAATAGGCGGCTTTTAACCGTATCGATACTTTTTGATGCGAGATTACCATTTTGATATGAGATCTCGACTATCTCGTGCAATTTGTAACCTGCTTGCTGAAGAATGAACGCCTCACGATATATCGGCTTTAATGTCTCCAAGGCACTCAATATATCATCATCGTAAAGATCTCTCCAATTATCCACGCCTAATATATTCTCGCTAACCTCCAGAGGATCATAGGAGAATTCAGGAGAGTTATCTATCTTGACATCATCCGTAGACTTGGTCTCCTTGGTTCTTCTCATCTCAAGGTTATGTACGAATCTCTTACAAACAATATGAAGCCACGTGGCCAAAGGTCTAGTTGGATCATAGGTGTCGATGTAATTATAATAGTTGACCAAAGCCTCTACGTAATTATCATCAATATAACTTTTATCCATCGAGTACTGGATGACACATTTATAAACCAAGTTGAGGTTGGGGGTGACATACTTGTTGAATAAATCATGTCTTTCTCTTACCTCTTCGCTTGTCAACTTCTCTAATGGCTTTCGCTCATTTTGTGTTTCCATGCTTCCGACACTTGACGTTTAAACTCATCCATCATCATCTCCAACAACCCCTTGGTCACACAGTACTTCTTCCATCTCTTATGGCAATGCGTGAAAGTTTGTCTTACCTCTTCGTCAGATGGTCTTGGTGACTTTTCAAGAAATTGATAGAAATCTGACAACAATACCCCTAGAACATTCATATGAAGATTTAACTTTCTTCTCTTTCTTCTAATCTCGCTCATAATCTATATCTCTTACATATTAAATGGAAAATGTGACAAGCATCTGCCTCGTTATCGTCTACGGGAGTCTGTCCATATTTGTCTTTCATGGCTAGGATCATCTCCTCCTTGCTAGCGTTTCCGTTATTGGTAGCGAACTTCTTGATGGCTGATACATTGGCGAAGATTGGCTCTGGGAGACCAAGAGTATCGCATATCTCCATCAAGATACCCCTAAACTCACTTAGTTTTCTCATACCGGAGAATCGACCACCTACGTTTACATCCTCTGCGGCTATGAGCCTAATGTTGTTTTTCTGGATAAAATTTAATAATGTGGTTCTGAAATCAAGGTGTTGTTTCCAATCGTTAGATTTCTTTTCAGTGAAATCCCACGTGCCCGATCCGTGGGTTGAGTAGTATCCCGTATGCGTGGCTATATCAAGCGCCAATATATCTTCTTTCTTTAAATCTACGGGAACTTTGATATGATTATCCAATAGTTGATATTCCGTTTTGTTTGGTTATTACTAATTTATATGGGTATGACTCCGCTGTCTTGCCATGAGACACAACCAGAGAAGTGATCTTGAGTTTATTTAATGACTCAAGAATGAATGTCAACCCTTCCTCGTCAACAGCTGCAAGTATCTCATCAAGCACCAGAATATCCAATCCTTTGTTCAAGTCTGCGTTATTGTTTGTAAGGGTATTCATTGCTAGGATCGTGGCTAGTTGTATCCTAGCTTTCTCGCCTTCAGAGAATTTAGAGAAACTACCAGCGTCAATACCATCTCGTAACAGGGATACCGAGATCTTGTCACGTATCTTTCCGGACTTTAGCATGGTGTAACCGTCAAACCTAACTCTCAAGTCGCTACCTATTTGCTCTAGGAAGCCATTGGTTATCTCATTTAAAGCCTCGACTTTACTGTTAGCCAAATAGGTCTTGAATGCTATGAATCTAGCTTCTTGGGTGTTTAAGGTCTTAATCCGATCTTCCAGCTCGTTATGTTTCTTGTAAATCAAGGCTCTCTTCTTCTTGTACTCTTTCAATGAGGTTTGAAGTGACACGATAACAGACTCATCTGTCTCGCTCTCCAGCTTGCTTATCAATTCCTCATTAACCTTGATGGCACCTTCTAGCGATGATATGGATTCGGAGGCGACTTTGATGGCGCTGGACAATCTCTTGAAAGAGATCTCTACCTTGTCGAATAAATCATTGAACAAGTCATTGACAATATGATTGATCCCTTCCTCTAAATCTCTGATCTGTCGTTTCGCCTTGCTTATGTTACTGTTGATGACCTGTATCTCGTTCACTTTTGAGAACACGACCATGTTAGCGTCCTTGATCTCTCTTTCCATATCATTCAAAAGACCTTTTTGCTTAAGCTTGAGCTTGTTCATCTCATCAATCTTTTCCTCGATGCGATCTAATTCCTTCTCGTTCAGACTTATCTTATCCTTGCAGGACTGGGTTGATTTCTTGTATTGTTGGATATCCTCCTTTGCTTTTTCGATGTCAAAATCCTTATCACCCAAGATAAAATGCTTGCTACAATGGGGACATTCTATAGCCCCGCTGATCTTCGCTTCCAGATCTGCAATGGTGGAGGCATTTGAGCGGACCGTGTTGCGCATAACTAGTATTTGATCCCCAAATTCCTTTCGTTCGCTTTCGCACTTACCTATGCGTGATTCAATTTCCTTACAGAATTTATCATATTCGGACTGTCCGTTACGATAATTTTCCAAGCATTTATTCTCGATTTCCTTGGCTGTATTAAGCTCGGTCTCCCTTTCATTCAAGTCAGCGGATAGCTTGTCCAATAGATCCTTCTGTTGATTGATGCGGGTCATTAAATCCTCCCTTGATTTGGAGATGTCGCTAATGTCATATTGGATGACCCCTAGATTTAGAAACCTATTGTTGATCTCGTCCAAGATTTGATCGATGGATTTATTGTCACTCTCTTGATCGATCTCATTCAAGACTTCGTTCGCTTGCTTCATTTTATCCAATCGATCCTCATTTTGCTCCTTTTCGATCTTCGATTCATCGATGGAACGTAGATACTTGGATATTTGCTCTCGTGTGTTCTTTATACGTTGGATCTTTGATAATCTTATGGTCTCCGAGTTATCCATCTCAGTCTTGATCTGTTCCTCAATAGCCGAGATACGACCGTCATTGTTGGATAACTCAAGCTTGGACTTATTGAGTTCATCCTCTAATGGTCTCTTGTCATTCTGTACGGCTGCGATGGATTGATCCACCAGATTTCCGTTAGAGAATCTATTGA